TTCCGTACATCGCTCCGCGCGGAGGGATTCCTTACCCGCGACGCGCGCTCCGTCGAGCGCAAGAAGCCGGGACTCAAGAAGGCTCGTCGCTCCCCGCAGTGGTCGAAGCGCTAGAAGTGCGCCTCCGCCGAGCTTCAAAAAAGGCTTAAATAAGGGAAAAAGCACCTACCATGCGTGGGTGCTTTTTCCAATTCAATATTAGTTGCAAAAAGCACCCATTATGGGTGTTTTTATTTTTGAGGTCAAAGATGTCGGTGTTGTGGGTTCGCCTGTGGCACACGCTTCATTTCGGACAGCAACCACAGTCAATTTATTGGCTAATTGTGGGAGGGAAAAAGCCAAGGGCTTGAGTACCTCTCCGGCTGTTCTCTCAAGAATAATTAAGGCCACCAATCTAACGGGTCGATTGGGGCGGTAGCCAAACCTTAATTATTTAACTTTAACCACTATGTCAGGACAATCGCTCAGAAACACATTAGGCAATATTGTCTATATTTGCCAAGCCACAGGCATCAGCCTGTTGACTGAGTGGATCGAGAAGAAGCAGGATGCTCATGATATGGAAATTGAACGCCAGGTCGATGAGCTACTTATTCTTCAAGAAAACGAGGGCTATTAATCGCTCCTTTCACAGCCGTCTTTTCTCGTGTTGAGCGATGCGAGGACGGCGGTGAAAGATCTAATAATCTTATGAAAAAAGAAATCAGGGAAGTGAAGGACGGGATCGTCCAAATTACCACTGTCGATGAGCGGTGCTATGTGAAAGCAGTGAAAGATGAGCAAGGAATACCAGTTGTGGCATTCGTGCCATCAGTTACTTGGATTTGCGGTCATTATCCAAAGGGAATTGCATTTTATAAATGGCTTGCAAATAAGGGATGGGATGAGGCTGAATCCTTGAAGCAATCAGCAGGAGATAAGGGATCAAGGGTGCATAAGGCTATTGAGAATTTGATCAATGGCGAAGAGGTCAGGTTGGATGCTCAGTTTGATAATTCCGAAGGCAAACTTGAGGAATTGTCAGCGGAGGAGTATGGATGCGTGATGTCATTCGCTCAATGGTTTGAATCAGTGAAGCCAGAAATTATCACAGCGGAAACTACAATATTTTCCGAGAAGAATAATTTTGCTGGCACCATAGATTTCATATGCAAAATCGGAGATGAAAAATGGATCGTTGATTTCAAAACTTCGCAGTATGTATGGCCAGAATATGAGCTTCAACTTTCAGCTTATAAAAAAGCTATGGAGGAGCTTACTGGTGAGCAATTCAAAATTGCTATTTTGCAGGTTGGCTATAAGCGCAATCACAAGGAGTACAAATTTACCGAGCTTGAGGACAAATTTGATCTGTTCTTGTCGGCTCAGACTATTTGGCTCAATGAAACATCTGGTCAGAAGCCGTTGCAGAAGGATTATCCGATCAAACTTAAACTGGATATTCCAAAGAAAGCGGAGGACAAAAAAGAGACTGCGCCAAAAATGCCGAAGAGGCGAGGTAGGAAATCTTAATCAATCATTAATTCAAACTTATGGATCTTAATAAAGAATTGGAGATCGCATTGGGACTTCGAAGCGGAGAATTTAAATCGTACAAAACGCTAAGGATTGACAATGGCGATGACAAAAAAGGCACAAACAAAACAGGAGAGTTTGTTTGCAAAACAAAGGATGAAAATGGCGCATTTGTCCGTGAGCAATTCGGCAAGGAAGTGAGAGGCATTGTTTTGCTCAGTCGGGCAAGAGTAAGCTCAAAATTTAAAAAGGATGTCGAAGGATGGATATCCGCAGAGTTTAATCCGTCCGATCCCAATGAGGTCATTCAGGTCTACAAGAAGAAAAACATTGTTTGGAAGGGCAACTATAAAAGTCTGAAGGCGATGTTTTCGATTAAGGAGGCTGATGGCACGACTACCAATAATTTCAACTACCGCACCATTCTCTATGTTGCCTTGGCTGATGATATTGTGAAGCTCGAACTCATGGGAAAATCTCAGTCCGAATGGTTCCAATATGGGGCTTCAATCAATAATGAATTCAGTTTGCTGGGATGCGAGACTGTAATGCAAATCAATGAGGATCCAGAAAATGACACATATTTCGCGACATTTTCAAAGGGCAAGGATGTTGACTATGTCTATTATCTGAAAAAGGCGAGAGGCATCTTGGGGTCATTCAGGAATGCGCCACAGCTTGAGGCTCCGAAAGACACGAAAGCATTAGGCGCTGGATATGATGATATTCCGACAGTGGGCGGTGATGATGAGATCAATCTCGAGGATGTTCCGTTTTAAAAACAAAATAGCGATGGTGGGCTTATGATGCAACTGCCCATCATCGCATCGGGGCTGGTGAGCTTAATCGATGCAACTGCTCATCAGCCTCGCTAGGCTGGTAAATATAACCACCTTTCACATGCCTCTTTAAGTGGTTAGGGAGGCAGGTGAAAGCAATTAACAATATGAATAGCGGATGGTTTAAAACGCACAGAAAAATAATAGACAGTGTGGTCTTTCAGAGCGATAAATGCCTGAAGATTTGGATATGGTGTTTGGCCAAGACAAATCACAGCGAAAATTTATCGCTGATTGGGAGGCAAAAAGTGAGGGTCAAAAGGGGTCAGTTCATCATGGGAAGTCTGACGGCGGAGGAGAAATTAAGGCTGGCAAAATCAACGATATGGTATTGGCTCAATTTTCTTGAGAAGGAGGGAATGATTGGAATCAAAAAAACGAATAAATACAGCATTATAACTATAAAAAATTGGGACAAATATCAGGATGTTGGAAACAAATCGGAATCAAATCAGGAATCAAACAAGAATCAAATAAGAACAAACAAGAATGATAAGAATGAAAAGAAATATATTTATAGCGATGACGAAATTGAAATTTTAGGAGAGGGGATTGATCAGGATAATTTTGCAAAGGCTTTGACTGTTTTGGAAATCGAAAAACTCAAAACCAGTCAGGTGCAGACCATTAAGAAATTAATCGAGAAATATCCAAGCAGGGATTATGAGCTCCAGGCTCTTAAATGCAGAGAGTGGTGGTTCGGATATCCTCGCAAGGGATGGAAAAAGCCGATGCTGGCATTTGCTAATTGGTTAGGAAATTCAAAGATTGATGAAGAAGTGCTAGCTAAAAAAAGAGATCTTGAATTGAGAAAGAATACACAGATTTATACTAATCAGGCAGAGGTCGATCCTGAAAGAAAAAAGAGCGTGCAGAAATCTATTGATGCGCTAAGGGAAAAAATGAGAATTAAGAAATAATCAAACTTATGGAAAGAGCAAGAAAAATATTCAATACCTATTCGGGAAAGCTTCAAAAGCTGAAAGACTTTGAGCGTCAGCATGGTGCGGTTTTGAAGCGTCACTTCAAACTTCAGGAAATGGAAATGCGAGCAAATTTTAAGGCGCAGGAACAGATCAGCATGTTGATTGAAAAAGGCGAGATTGAAGACAAAGCGTTTTTTTATGATAAGCATGCAGAGATGCGTATTTATCCGAAACTCAAAACAGTTTCAATTTTTGATAAGCGGAAATATAAGAAACAACCCAAATGAAAACTCCAAAAAACTGCAAGCTGTACAAATCAGTCGAGAAGATAATCGAAGAAAACAAGGGCAAAAAAGATTCAGTGAAAAACGGAGTCTTTGTTTTGGCTATTTATAAAAAAGGCAAAGTATCACAGGCAAAAGTTTTGATGAATGGTTTTAAGATTGAGGAGATTGATGTTGTTTTGCGTGAAATATACGGCAAGATTTTTGAGATGCGCAATCGTGGCAATGCGAGAATACAAAGAATAAACAAAAAATTAGGGGGATGAAATCATATGAAAATTACAATTGAAAATTGCAAGTGTCCCAGTTGGAACGAATTCAATCGAAGCGTCCACTGGGCAGTTAGGGTAGTCAAAAGGCAAGAGCTACAGGATTTTGTGTATGAGGCAATAACAAAACAATTCAAAGGATCATTCAGGCGAATTGCGGTGCAGATCAAAAAGCCTATTCAGGTGAGCATAGAAGCTCACTTTAAAAATAATCACAGGCGAGATCCCGACAATCTTTTTGTTAAGCCAATTTTGGATGCACTGGTAAAGCATGGGTTATTCTATGACGACAATGGGGATGTCATTGAATCACTTACTCTCAGTGCCAAAAGGAAAATGCCAAGCGATAAAATAATAATTTCAATAAACGAAAAACTATGAAAAACTACCCCATCGGGAAAATAAAAATGTATGAGAAAAATGCCAAGAAGCACCCGGAGAATCAGATTAAAAAGATAGCTGATTCTATAAGTGAATTTGGTTTTAATCAGCCGATAGTGATTGATCAAAATGACGAGATAATCGTTGGGCATGGCAGGTATTTGGCCGCCAAAAAATTGGGACTCAAGGAGGTTCCGATTGTGCGCAAAGAAAATCTGACAGAGGATCAGGTCAAAGCATACAGGTTGGCTGACAATAAACTCAATGAGTCTGATTGGGATATGGATTTAGTGTTTGATGAACTCAAGGGATTAAGCGAAGAAATGGTACAGCTTACTGGTTTTGATATGAGCTATTTGGAAGTTGAAGAAGATGATTTCAATGCCGAGGAAGAGTATGAAAAAATTATTGAACCAAGGACAAAACTCGGCGATGTCTATCAGCTCGGAAACCACAGGATTATTTGCGGTGATTCAACTGATTTGAGTGTTTATGAAAAATTGATGCGAGATGAAAAGGCGCAATTGATTTTTACCGATCCGCCATATAATGTCGATTATCAATCATCAGCTGGCAATTCATACGCTGGCGGTAAATACGGAGATGGGAACAAGATTTTCAATGACAATAAAAGCGATTCTGATTTCATGGAATTTATAAGTGTCATGACTGCAAATTGTTTTTTGTTTTCAGATGAAAAAGCATCAATGTATATGTGGTATGCCTCGAAAAATCACGAGTTTTTCAAGAAGGGATTAATTGCTGGCGGATTCAAATATTTGCAGGATGTTATTTGGGTTAAAGACAGATTTGTTTTTTCTATGGGGTGTATGTTTCATCGGGCATATGAACCATGCATGATTGGAATCAAGGACAATAAATATCAGAAGAATAAAGAATTTTCAAACATTCAGGATATTTGGGACATCAAAAAAGATGAGCTGGCTGAGATGGTCGATGTTTGGTATGTGAATCGGGATAACACGACAGAATATGTGCATCCCACTCAAAAGCCACTTAGGCTTTGCGAGATAGCACTTCGCAGAAGCACATTCAATGGCGACATTGTCTTGGATGCTTTTGGCGGTAGCGGCAGTACGCTGATGGCATGCGAACAGATGGCCAGAAAGGCAAGACTTATTGAATTGGATCCTAAATATGTTGATGTGATAATAAAACGCTATGAAGACTACACAGGCAAAAAAGCAGAAAAAATTGAACAAAAATAAAGCTGGCAGAAAATGGTTTGATGGAAAAACAGAAAGTGATGTTGTTGCGAAATTGAAAGTCGTTTGGGGGCTGGGTGGATCTGATGCTGAGGCGTGTTATTACGCTGATATAAGCAAATTTTCGCTCAGTCGCTATTTGGATGCGTATCCTGATGTTGAGGAATTACGCAACAAATTGAAGGAAAAACCGATTTTGAAAGCGAGGGAGACAGTTGTCAAAAATCTTAGCAATCCCGACATCGCCTTCAGGTATCTTGAGCGAAAGAAAAAGGATGAGTTTGGCGCAAGCGCTGAACTCCCGGATATATTCAAAAACCACATTGAAGCATTCCATAACGAAATGAAAATATATTTTATAGGCAATGTTGGATCAACAAATACCAAAAGAAAAAAGAGAAATATGCTTGAAACTATTGAGTCTATTTAAGATTGACGGCAAGTCTGGCGATCAGGCTGTAAGCGAAGGGCAACTGATGATTTTTTATAGTATTGTTTTTCGTCCGCATAATCGTTTGCAGATTCTGACTTGTACGCAATACGGCAAAAGTTTGATAGTCGCTTTGGCGTGCATTATTGTCAGTTGTTTTCAAGATGAAAAGATTGCGATTCTTGCGCCAAAAAATGAGATGGCCAAAATAATCATGCGCTACTATCTTGAGCATATTGGCGACAATGTTTTGTTTTATTCTCAGCTGGAAGCAAAAACAAAATTGGAAAGATTGAGGCAAGAAGAAAACAAAGAGCGCATCGTTTTGAAAAGAGGAGGAGGTATTTTTGTGGTTTCGGTTCAGGCTGGAAATTCAAGGAAGGGAATTGAGAGCGCCATGGGTGCAGGTTCTCGGATTGTGATTCTTGATGAGGCGAGTCTTATTCCTGATCAGATTGAAGCCACGACATTTCGCATGATTGCTGGAAAAGGTGAAAATGCTTTTTATTGCAAAATCGGTAATCCGTTTTATCTGAATCATTTTCACAAGACTTGGCATAAGGACAGATACAAAAAGATTTTTATTGATTATCATCAGGCATTGAGTGAGGGAAGATATACTGAAGAATTTATCGAGGAAGCAAAAGAGAATCCAATGTTTGATATTCTTTA